AGGCCGACTGGACGGCCATCCGGGCGCGTTTCCGCCCCGGCGGCAACGGCCTGACCAACCCACGCATGGAGTCCGAGCGGCACCAAGCCAAGCAGCGGCACGCCCGTTCCGTCGATGCCGGCCAGCGAGGTGCAGCCAAGCGATGGGGTCAGAAGAACCATGGCACCCCTAATGGCACCCCTAATGGGGTGGCTATAGCAACCCCAATGGCACCCCCAATGGCAATCACAACCACAGTCACAACCACAACTACAGATACATCTCGCCCGCCTATAACCGTACGTCCAACGAGAAGGACTCCCGTAGAGAGCCCGAAGCCTGACAACCTCACCGTCTTGCGGGAGATGGCCGCCGCCGAGCGGGAAGGCGGGCGGGAGGAATTTCAATGAATCCGGACAAGCCGACCTGGCAGCAGAACCGTGCGCTCATGGGCGAGCTCTGGCCACGCTGGCGCCTCGAGCCGGCCTTGTCCAAGCTCCTCGACGAGAAGTGGGGGCAGCTGCACCAGGACAAGCTGCGCGAGTGCATCCGCCAGCACCGCATGGAGCGGGATTCGACCCCGGACCTGTCCACGATCCACGCCGCCTACTGCCAGATCACCGGGCACGGCGAGCAGGGCAGGACGGCGGTCAGGGAAACCCGCCGGTACATCGAGGAGATGCGCGGCCCGACCGAGGCCGAGCTGGCCGAATGGGACCGCGAATCCGCCGCCATCCTCGCCACGGCCACGCCCGAGGAGATCAAGGCCGCTAAGGAACGGCTCGGGATCGCCCCCGACAGCGACCGCATCCTCGGGCTCATGGTCGAATACTGCCGAGAGCACAAGCACCGCCGAATGCCCAGGGGCGAAGCCTGAAGAAATCATCGTTTCCCACGCGCACGCGAAACGAAACGAACGCTTTGTAGCATCGCCCGCATGGCGGGAAAGCGCAGACCACGACACAACCCCGTACTCTTGGCCCAGTTCGGGGACTGCTTGCTGGGGATCATGTACCCCCGCCCCGACGAGGAAGACTGCATACCCGTCGCCGTATACAGCGCAGAAATGATCGCCGCACGCCTGCGCGACAACGAGAACATGACGATGGCCGAGGCGCGCTGCTTCGTCACCGACCGCATCGAGCAGAATTACCTCGGACCCGGCACCCCCAGGATCATCTGGCCGGCGACCGAGGAGGATTTCGGTGAAGTCATCACCTCGCAGTGATATACTGCGGACAATGAATATCGGCTCGTATGAGGACGTGAAGGCCGCGATCACGCATGGCCTCACCTCCGCAGGAACCACGCGAAGCGCACTCGCACGCCGACTCGAGGCACAGGGCGCCCTACGAGCGCACACCGTGCAGTGCCTCCTGTCCACGGCCCCCGTAATCGGGCGCAGACGCCCCACGTTCGATTCCGTGCTCAAGATCGCCCACGCAGCCGGGTTCGAGCTCCGGCTCGTCCTGAAGGATTCCTGATGCCCAGCAAGTCACCCGCCCAGCGCCGCCTCATGGCAGCCGCCGCCCATTCCCGCTCCTTCGCCAAGAAGGTCGGCGTCCCCATGAAGGTCGCCAAGAAGTTCAACCGCGCCGACGTCCGCGCAAAGGGCAAGCGGAAGAAGTGACCGCCCTCGTCGCCTACGACGACAACGGCCGCCGAATCGGCCAGACCCACCACAATGCCACGATCACGGACGAAACCGTCACCCTCATCCGCGTGCTCCACGAAGACCGTGGATGGGGATATCGTCGCATCGCCAAGCACCTCTCCCTCCGCTGGCAGACGGTCGCGAAGATCGCCCGCTACCAGCGCCGCAGCGCAGTCCCCTCCTCCTGGCGGCGACCTCGCGATCAGAAAGCAAGGCAGGCAAACGATTTACACGCAGGAAGTGGCTGACGAGATTTGCCTGCGCCTGTCAAAGGGCGAGTCGCTCAACGCCATTTGCAAGACCCCGGGAATGCCGCCCGAGCAGACGGTCAGGAACTGGCACATCAGTGACATCAACGGGTTTGCTGCGAAATACGCACAAGCGAGGATTGCCCAGGCCCACCGATGGGCCGAGGAGATCGTCACCCTGTCCGACATGCCACCGCCGCTCACCCCGGACGGGCGCTACGACTCCGGCGCAGTCGCCCACCAGCGCCTCATGGTCGATACCCGCAAGTGGCTCCTGGCCAAGGTCCTGCCCAAGGTCTACGGCGACCGCGTCAGCCTTGACCACGGCGGCGGCATCGTCCTGAACGTCATCACCGGCGTCCCGGATGCCTGAGACGATCCGGCTCGGATACGAGCCCAGGGCGTGGCAGCGCAAGTGCCACCTCGAGCGTCGCCGCTTCACCGTCCTCGCCCTGCACCGACGCGCCGGGAAGACCGAGCTGGCGCTCATGGAACTCATGCACCGAGCGGTCAAGTTCACCGACGAACTGGGGTTCTTCGTATACGTCGCCCCGTTCCTGAAGCAGGCCAAGGCCATCGCCTGGGCGCGATTGAAGCAGAAGCTCGACCCGTTCATCCGCACCGCCGCGGTCGAGATCAACGAGGCCGACCTGGCCGTGACGTTCAAGCACAACAAGGCCACGATCCGCCTGTTCGGCGGCGACAACCCGGACGCCCTCCGCGGCGTGCGACTCGACGGCTGCGTCATCGACGAGGTCGCGCAGATCAAGCCCGAGGTCTGGAACGACATCCTCCAGCCCGCCCTCTCCGACCGCAAGGGATGGGCCATGTTCATCGGCACCCCCGCCGGGATCAACCTGTTCAGCGAGCTGTTCTACCGGGCTGGCTCCCTGCCCGACTGGTATGCGGCGAGGTACACGGTCCACGACACGGACGCGCTCGACGCCGAGGAGGTCGCACGCCTCCAGCGCGACATGCCCGAGCAGGCGTTCGCACGCGAGTACCTCTGCGACTTCAGCGCCGCCGGCGATGACCAGCTCATCAGCCTGTCCGAGGCAGACGCCGCCGCCAGCCGCCGCTACCCGGACGGGGACGTCCTCGAGTTCCCGCTGGTGATCGGCGTCGACCCGGCCCGGTTCGGGGATGACCGCAGCGTCATCGTCCTGCGCCAGGGCCTGCGGATGGAAGACCCGGTCATCCGGCAGGGGATCGACAACATGAACCTCGCGGCCATCGTCGCCAGCATCATCGAGGACCGCGACCCGGACGCCGTGTTCATCGACGCAGGCGCCGGCTCAGGCGTCATCGACCGCCTGCGCCAGCTCGGCTACGAGGTCACCGAGGTGCCATTCGGCGGCAAGGCCACGTTCCCGAACCTGTTCGTCAACAAGCGCACCGAGATGTGGTGGGCCGTCAAGGAATGGCTCGAGAACGGCGGCAGCATCCCGCAGGACACGACCCTCAAGCAGGAGCTGTCGACCCCGATGTACTGGTACGACGCGGTCGGCAAGCGCGTCCTGGAGTCGAAGGACGAGATCAAGAAGCGGCTCCAGGGCGGCGGCAGCCCGGACATCGCAGACGCCCTCGCGCTCACCTTCGCCTACCCGGTCGCCAAGATGCTGCCTCGCGAGGTGCGCGAGCGGCTCGACCCGAAGCCCAAGGACTACGACCCGTACGCAGAGATCAGTACCCGTAACCGATGATGGGAGGAATACAGTCATGCCCGTAAGGCTCGCAACTGCGGACGATTTGGACAGGATCGCCGCCATGACGGCACAGTTCGTCACTCGCACGCGATATGCAGCAACACTTTCGCCCAGTCACGACGAGTTCAAGGCAGCCTTCGCGCTCATCCTCGAGCGCGGGCGAATCTGGGTCGCAGACATTGATGGCGAGGTTCATGGGTTTATGGCGGCAGCTGTTCAACCTGCGTGGTTCAAGCCATCATCCTGCGTCGCCCTCGAAATCGGGTGGTGGATGGACGAGGAGCACAGGGGGCGGCCGGAAGGCGTGCGACTCCTGTTCGAGTTCGAGCGCTGGGCCAAGGAGCAAGGCGCGCAGGCAATCTGCATGTCAGACATCGTCCTCGAAGGCAAAAGCGCGGCGGAGCGCATCCTGACGAGGCTCGGGTACAGGATCACCGAACGGACGTTCACGAAAGGACTGTGATGGAAGGACACTCGCTCCGACGCCACCGCGATCTCGCCGCACGCCACGAGCGGCGGTTCATTTTCTCAGCCATCGGCAGCCTCATCGGTGCAATTACGGGAGCAGTCGGCGGCCTCGCCGGGATCGCAGGCGGCGCAGCTGGCGCAGCGGGCGGTCTGGGCGCAACCATCGGGACCATCGCGCCCATCGCAGGCGCAGCCGCCGCGGCAGCCGGCACGGGTTACGCAATTTCCGCAGGCGAGAGCGGCAAGCGCGCCCAGCAGCAGGCGATGGCCGATCAGCGCACCGCGCAGCAGGCTCAGGCCGCGCAGGCACGCAGCCAGCAGCGACAGTCGCAGCAGGCGATGGCCGCAGCCACCCGCGCACAGCCGGACGTCGCAGGCATCATGCAGCAGGCAGGCGCCGAGGGCGGCCCCACCACCACCATGCTCACCGGGCCGATGGGCGTCAACCCGCAAGACCTCCAGCTGGGGCGCCAGACGCTCCTCGGAGGCTGAG